TCTGCATCTCCACTTTGTTTAGGAAAATCAATTTCCATGTTGATACCTGTTATATTTTTTAAATTCGTCAGTTGAGACGTATTTTGCGCCAAAGACGTGCTAAGATCATTCACAACATTTGGATCATAACCAATTTTTACTTGTAAATATTGTAGCATATCATCAGATAAAGCTCTCTGAAAAACATCACTCATACACTTTCACCTCTATCTTTTTCTATTGCTTTTACGCAATGATCTTTTTGAATATAATTCAACATCTTACAAAGGAATGTACAAACAGGACAATTCTCATGTTTCACCAAATGTTTACCCATTCGACTAGACATGGTTTCATCAGGATTACCTCCTAAGAGGGTATTGCAAAATTGATCTAAACTTATGAGGATATTCCAAATGTAATTTTTCATAACAACCTCCTATTGCACATTCATCTTTTTAAACATTTCATAAGCTGTTGTGCGAATAACCTGATTATCAAATCGGAGAATCCCATTCATAAAGCTGGCAACTAACTTCCTTAAATGATAATTATTTTTCCATCCTTTCATATAAAGGACATTTTCCTTCAAATCATCGGTGGTTAATGCATATTTATTTTTGGTGGTGGAGTCATGATCTAATGAGAGATACATCAAACCTTGTGAAAGGTCTACCCAGATACCCATAATCAAACCTTTGTACACAATAGAGAAAACAAATTTAGAATATTTTGAACGTTTCTCAATGAACACCTGGGAATCGTTTGTGAATTCATTATCTAATGACATTTCACCGTATTCCGTTCCGTCAATCAGTCTACCAAACTTGGTTTTTCTTCTTGCCTCCGAAAAGTCAACCGAATCAGGAATTTCCACCACAATATCATCATTGGCATTGAACCGTTTGTTAATATCAGGAACCAAACCAAAGTATAGAAAGTATGGATTAACAACAGATACCGCATTGGATAAACAAATAGTGCGTACATTTTCTCGATCCCTGAAAACTGTATCCATTAAGTTTAATAAAGCAGGAACCTCATTAGGAAGATAGCTGCTATTATCTTTTTCTCGTAAAAACTCATCAAAGATAATGTGACTAACATTTGGGTATGCATTTGATTTTTCTGACTGCCATGTAGACAATGGAATCGCCCATCCTGCTAACTTACCATTAACATAGAATTCTCGACCTTTAACCTTAAATTCGCATTCAGGGAATTCATCCTTAATGTTATCAAAATAGTTACCTACTTTTCTTAATTCGGGTTTATACCGTCTAAGATAGATGAATTGTTCGCCATATTTAAGGAAACGTTTGATAGGATGAACTTTCCAAAAATAACTTTTTCCGATTCCCCTCGCTCCGATACAAAAGTTTAAAATTCGATTATATGTTAATAGTTTGTTGCCATTGTAGTAGAGTGATTTGTCCATTGTCTACATCTCCATTTCATTTATTTTGGAACTATTATCGATTGTCCTGCATCTACTTTATTTGGATTTATGATGTTAGGATTTAAGATTAATAAGTTTTGTACACTTGTTTTATATATTTGTGCTACTTTGGTTAATGTTTGACCTGATTGAATCGTATATTTTTGCGTTTTGTTTGGCACACCATTCTTCACATCTAGTAAATTCTGACCTTTGTTTCCGTCAATCCAGCCAGCATTCCCATTATCATCTAAAATAATTTCATGCCAATCAGGATCAAGATGACCAATGACATTGTATAGTTCTCCTGGTAATGCATCCTTTATAATGAAAGAACTATGATCAGGTTCCTGTCTTATATCGGTTTGCGCTAATACTTGAACCGTTGTGAGAAAAGGAGAATTAACAGGTTGATTCCAGGCACCACAATCAGCATTCTCGACTTGATCTAAATCAAGGTTTAACCCATATTGGTTAATATCATTTTTGTATTGAAAAAGATGAATGCCTTTTGCGTGTTGCCCACTTGACCAGGCATATGTTTGCCAAAAATAATCAGCTAGTCCTTTTGTTTTGATTAAAGTAACGACTTCAAATTTTCCATAGCAGCCTATTTTATAACTTGTTAAGGTATCTTTTAACCCTTGGAAATAATTCAAGATAGCAGCAAAATCTTTCACCTGTGCATCAAAATCAACCGTAAAATAAATGGCGGTTCCTTCAGGCTGTCCTAAGCTTTGCGCTAATTGATAAGCTTGGTTTGCATCACTCACCCCTTGATCACGGGTGAAGTAACTTTGTTGGGTTGCTCCACTTTCAAAGATGGAAACAAGATTCAATCCGCTTCCTTTAATAGCTGCTACTTCATCAGGTGTTAACCCTTTCCAGGCTTGAGTAGGAAGGTATCTTCCCACATGAGTTATACCATTTTGTACCAATGTTCCACATGAAACATTATTCAAATGAGATGCACAATCGATCATATTCATTTTATTAACCTCCAATCTTTTTGTTTAAGTCCTCTTGTGTGACAATAGGATTGTTAACAGGATTAATACTTGGTGTAAAAACTTCTTTCTTTTCTATATTAACTTCTTGAATAGAAGGTGTTTTAACATCAGGCGGTTTCTTTTGATGACTTCTGTATGCTCCCCATAAACTAACAGCAAACCCAACACCAATTAATATACCATTTGTCAAAGCAGCTTGAGTAGATTCAGAAACATGATTTCCTGTGTAAGATTCATAGAGTAAAACACATGGTGCCACAATAGCAGGAATAAAGGTTTTTAATTCTAATTCATTCAACATCTTAAACCCTCCTTATTTATGGAAAAATGCTAGAATCATTGAAACAACGGATATTCCAATTCCTACCCATGCAATAAGTAATGTACGAGAATCCTTTTTGTCTTGTTCAATGTTGTCAATTCGATCATTGACGGATTGCATCATTAAATTAATTTCTGCTCTAGGAACATAAGGTTGACTCTTAATATCTTGTTTTATTTCTAAAAGAAGTTCTTTAATATTCTTTAAATCAGTTTTAAGGGTAACAACTTCACTTTCTAAATTATCCATTGACTCACCGACTTTGCTATTTAGTTTTTATTTCCAACCGTGTACTGCATCACATAACCATAATGTTATTAAATTATTTCTTTTCGTTCCTGTTGTATTTCCTGTTGTTCCTCCACCGCCTGTATTATCTCCACCGTTTGAAGCTGTTCCACTCCAATTCAATGTATTATATGCCATATGAGCATAAGATTGGCGAGAAGTTAGTCCAGCAACAGCAGGATTAGGACGTTCATAACAAAAGCAAAAGGCTTCCGTTAAATAATCAACACTTGCACCGCTTGTATTTTGTCTGAATTGAGCAAAAGTCATATTTCCGTAAGAACTTTTGTTGATCCATTGAATGTTGTTTGTAACCTCATAATCGATTCTAGCAAGTTGTGATTCCCCCGACGTGTAATCCATTCCGTTTGCACTTGCCCATGATGTATATTTTGTCATGGGAGTCCATTGGACTAAGCCGTATCCCCTAGAAGGGGAGTCGCCATATCCAAGCTCATGCATAGCGGGATTTAAAGACGACTCGTGACACATATTTCCAATCAATGCTGATAGACTCTCTTTCTTCCAATCGGTATTCAAGAAGTGATTGACAACCAATTGAGCATTACTCATCATTTGATCTTGTGACAGGAAAGTGTCATTGATTGCTATCCAGCCCATTAGATTGTAGACCCACTATTCTTGAAATAGTTATCCATGTTATGAAGGGTTCCACCTGCAATCAATGTAATCATATTCGGTTCATCGTTTTGATTCCAATAGCAATCTTTGACCGTTACCTTTGCACCTGATGCGATGGTGATTCTTCCCATCATTAAGCAGCCATTATAGAGAATGCCTGTTTGATTAGCCCCAACAATGCTTGCCATGGTGGAATCAGGATTGCTAGAAACTAAGTTGCAGTTATTGAAAGCCATATATCCCCCATTGGAAGTACTTGCATTATCCGCAATATTGACAATAACACCACCTGAAGCATAAATATAGCAACCTACAAAAGTACAATCATCAGGCTCATAGGCGATGATTCCATTAACGGTGTTCAAGTCAATAATGCAGTTTGTGAACTTAATAGCTAAAACGGTATTCAACCTCACTCCTACTTGAGCTTGACCGATGAACCCACCGATAAAAGAGTTTCCTTCAGGTCTGTATGCTGGACCACCATAAGTAGCCTGGTCCACCCATAAACCGTATGATCCGTCACCTGTAGTATCAAAGCTGCAAGCTGTAAAAGTATTGTTAACGGATTGTCCAGTAATCGAACACGCGTTATTTTTAATGTGTTCGGTCCAACAGGCATCGAATACACATTGCCAGGCTTCCGATATGTGGAATCCATCCGAACAATAGGAAACTCCCACATTATCAAACTTGTAGCCAAAAACGCAGTTATTGACAGTGGAAACGGCTGTTAAGGTGCTTCTATCTTTCATTCCAAGATATAAACCTGTTAAGCTAAGAGAAGCATTTCCTCTTATTCTCAAGTCTTTTACATGGGCTGTTCTCATATCTAATTCTGAGTTATAGGTTGCATCTCTAGCAGTAATATATAAAACGGTGTTAGAAGGAACAGATGCCCCAATACTAGCATTACCTGTCCAGGTATTTCCAATGAATAACTCACCATGATTACCTTGAATACTATGATTTTGAGGAAGGATCAAAGGACTTGTAATCAAATACCTCTTTGCTGAAAAGGCTGTGATTTGACAGGCATTCATACAATTCTGAATGGCTGTCGTATCATCCGTTGTGCCGTCACCTTTAGCTCCATATTGTTCAGGGGTTCCATAATACAACATGGCATTGACGGTATTAATGGTGCTTGTCATTTCTGTTTCTAAAGTTGTCTTATTGGCTGCAATTTCTGCCTCCATATCGGTTTTATTTTGGGCGACCGTTGCTTGTAAAGCTGTCATTTGTGTACCCAAATCAGCAATAGCCGTACCGATAAGAGTTGCCAGGGTTCCATCTGCTAACATGCTGTCAATCTTTGCATCAACGGAAGCATCTAAACCGTCTGACATAACCCAGTCCATGACTTGATTCCATTGATCCAATACATCATTGGATAGTTTTCCAAGTTGATTTAAGGTGACAATCACCTTATTCATTTTTTCTAGTAAGGTCATTCCCTCATCAAATGCCGTAGGGAGATAGCGCTGGAAAGTTTGAACCATGATGGGATTGATTAATGTGTTAATTACATTTGGTTGTGAAGACAATTAAATCACCCTTTCTTTTATTTGTTGTGACGCACTTTGATCCAAAGGTGTCGTTAGAATGAAGCTCTCCACATCATCGTTATGTTTCCACTTGGTGCTGTTGTAACGTTAATTGTGAATTGAGTTGAACTATAGTTTGATGTGTACAATGTGCCCATTCCACTTGATGAACCACCTTGGGCAGTAACATTTACATACTTCGGTTGGGCAGCTAAACCATGATTGACTACTATAGAAGTAGTTCCAGAAGCTAGTGTTATTTGTCCTTTAGCTTCATTCACATAGCCTCTATTATTGAAATGTTGCATAAATTGAGTACTTGGTGCTTGAGTCACAATGTTATACTCTGTCATATTACTTGAATCGTCTGATGCAGAACAATAAATGGAATTTGTACCAAAAGTAGCTCTAGGGCTAATGTTGCAATTAGATATATGAAGATTAGTCGTATTAGAATATTTAATACCGTATGTCAAATAGAAAGTAATATCGCAACCATCTATTAAAACATTTGTTGCACTATCAATATCAATACAATCAAACGTTCCAGTTAGGGCATGACCTATAATGAAACTTTTTTGTATTTTAATGTTTTGAGTTTGAATACCTGAATATTTTGTTCCCTGACCAATTGCAATTGTGGGGTTATTGGTTCTTGAGGAAAAATAACACCCACTTATATATCCATTTAAGACACCATAAATTTGAAGAGGTTGGTCATTATAATCAATCATTGAATCAGTGATACTAAAATAGTCAACATATTGCTCAACTACTGCTTGGGCACACCCTAACATAATTACATGGTCGATAAACATTCCGTCTGAATAGGCTGTATTGTCACCATCATCAAAAATCCCATAACCACAATTATGAAATTGAGAAAATGAAATATTTGTGTTCGTACATTGAGTACGATAAATTCCATTTCCACCCTCAAAATAACATTCCTTAATTAACCCTTCTCGTGTTCCTGTTATGGAAATACCGTAAATACCACTATTCATATAGAAATGGCAATTTGTTATTTCAAAATCATAGTTATAGGAAGAACTTAAAGGAGTATTAATTTGAATGCCTATTCCGCTACCTTGGAATTTAAACCCTCTTATTTCTATTCGTGCATGATTAACTTGACTAAATGCAGGGTTTGAAGATGTTACATTTATTAATGAACCAACAAAAGAAATCAATTGTATCTTAATGTTCGGTAAATTAATTGTAGTACCCACGTTGTATTGTGTTGCACCGAATATAATTGTTTCCTTTACTACTGGAGAAGGAATACTGTTAATTGCTCTTTGTATCCTTGCACTATCATCTGCATCTCCACTTTGTTTAGGAAAATCAATTTCCATGTTGATACCTGTTATATTTTTTAAATTCGTCAGTTGAGACGTATTTTGGGCCAAAGACGTTGTATTAGCTGCAATGTTAGCCGTATTTGTAGCAATCTCCGTTTGCACCGAATTAAGCGCATGAACCACATTATCCTTTTGAGGGGTGGTTAAAGTCGTTAAATCACCCAAAACCGTATTAAACAAAGTATTGAATTCACCTTTAGATAACATATCCTCCATCTTGTTATTCACATCAGTGGTCAATCCATCATTCATAACCCATTGATAGACGGTATTCCAATCCTTCACAACGTCATTGGACAACTTTCCAACTTGATTCAAGTAATCAATAATGCTATTGATTTTTGTCATAACATCTTGATTTTGATCATTTAACAATTCATTGTATTGATGGATTCTCATAGGGTAAAGAGGGTTAAAAGATGTTAAATTCAAATCTGACAATTAGTTCACCCCTTAATATACCAGCATGAAAAGCTGATTCATTTCTTTAAAGATTTGTTTCTCAATTCTTAGGAAAGTTTCCCGATACTCCTGAAGCATCTTAGAATAGGATTGATCACCAATTTTACCCTCATTATGTTCGGTTGCTGATTTCGTTTCGTTATTGGTTTGACTAGCTGTATTCTTTACATCCGTTGTATCGGATGAAGTTGAACTTCCTGTTCCTGAAGAAGTTTTTGTATTATTTTGGTTATCTTCTTCAATACGGCTTGCATATTCAATAACCCCTTGACCATCATTAGTCGTAATCGCTAGTCTTTCATCAGGTGTATCCGATTCAAGCCGTCTTTGGAAATCATCTTCCGATAAAGTTCCGTTTGTCTTTTGCGTGCTATTCCCTGAAGAACTTCCTTTGGTTTCGGAATTAGCAGCTAACGTTTGATTATTCGTTCCACTTTTAGTCAAATCCAATTTGGTATTTGCTAACGGATCAAAAGTAATCAATTCAGATTTGAACATGTTATTCCAATAGCCCATGTTAATTCTTAGGTAGTTTTCAAGATTGAATTTCCAAAGTTCCTCGGTTTCAAAACCGATTTCCCTCATAAAGAAATTACGGATAAAATCAGTTTCAAAATCTTTACGTTTGGTTTCATCATAGAAAGAATAATCAAAGTCAAAGATTTTAGGTCTTGCTAGTTCGATTTTGTCTCTTAGGTTCGATGCACCGTCAAGAGCGTACATATCAACAATCTCTTTTATGGTAATGGTGTAAGTACTCATTCGGCTGCACCTCCCATCGTTCCGTAGGATTCTGTACGGAGTACAGAAAGATGAAATCTTTTATTCTCCATTTTGATTTCCTCCTACATCTATATTACTAGCAAACTGATCAACAATCTCATGTCTGATTTTTACGGAAACCTCTAAATCGGGATATAACTCATTAATTCGTTCGCATGCTTCTTCTCTTGATTTCAAGAATACATTGGCGCTTGCCTGGATTTGTTCATCATTGGAATCAGCTTCACTCGTAATCATTCTTTCGCGCTTTTCCAAGTTAGCATTATTAATTCCAAGGTATGTCATGACTTCATTCCAAACAGCATTTTTCTGTGTGTTAAGTTTATCTACCACAAAAGGTGCATCAGTCTTAAAAACTTGAATTCCATCGCTTGCAAGGGATTCATTTGTCACAATAACAGGTGAATTTCCGTCAATTTGATTATATAAATTCATTAAAGAAAGACGATTTAAGTCATTGGCTATAATGTGAATCGGTGTCTTTTGTGCATTTTGGTTAATCCGAATAATCTCTTTCAGCTCTGCCAGGTCTTGAGCAAACATTTGTAAACTAGGCAGCGTTCCGAAATGCATGTCATTATTCCAAATAACAATACCTGTTTTCTTTAGTTCTTCCCCTGTCGGTAACATATCCTTATAGTTATAAAGATTGAAAGTATCCTGATAAGCAGGAGTATTGACATGGTATTTTGTTGGAAGTAGGTAATGATCAATCATACCACTAACAGCACCTTGAACAGCAACATATCCAAGTGTAGGAGACTTGTAAAAACCAACATATCCGTATTGATGTAAACTCATTTCAAGATAACGAGGGTCTACGCTTGGAGGAAGCCCCTCCCATTCGAAAAGCTGATAAGCTAAAGCTGTGAGATATTGGTAATAGTGAGTATAGTAGTTCATGTCACGCATTCCAGCCACATCATTAGCCGTTTTATAACTGTTTCTATTCCGATTTCTCGCCATTATAACACCCCATTCGACATAGTATAATTACCAATGTCATCGGAATGCCATAAGGTGATGCCATTGTCAAAACATGCTTTTAATTCTTGTAAATCTTCATTATTAATCGATGCACGAATCACACAGCCAACCGTTTGCACATAGTTCCAATTTTGTCTAGTGTGAAAATTCGGTATCTTTACCTGATTCAATTTGTAACCATACATATTGAAATAATCAGTTAGCTTTGAAATGTATTCATCTTTGATTTGTTTCTTAATGACATAAACCCCAGAATATCCATTACCGAAATCATAAGAAGTATTGCTTCCCATTTTGGTAATTTGAGGAGGTGTATTTGCAATGTCCTGTTGTTTAGCTAAAAGACCTTGCAAAGCTAATACACTATTTCCTGCTCCTTTGACAGCCCCTGTTATGGAACTAGCAACACCTAAACCATTTCCACTCATAGCACTTGCTAAACCACCTAAACCATGACCAGCAATATCAGCCCCAGCATTAAAATTAATAATGTTCTTTTGATTCATTAATGTATTTCGATGCCCTTGCAAGAAAGCTCCTAGGTTATCATCCAATACAGGTATGTCACTAGGGTTATTATTAATCAAAGCTGTTTCATCATTGACACTTGAACTAAATGTCATGTTTGGATCTTTGTTGTAAGCCTGGATTCCATATGTGATTTTATTGGATGTTCCAAGTGAACCTTTAATAGTTAAGGTTAAATTAGAATCTTCAATATACTCATTTCGGAAAGTAGAACGACTTCCTTTAAAATCATCTAAGATTGTCAAACAGTAAGGATACATCATTAGTTTTGATTCGGTAACAGGTTTATAACCTAAATACTTACTTCCTGCAAAATAACTTAATTGATCGAAATTCCAAACACTTTGAACATATAAACAATAGTAGGTATTCGAATCACTTGCCGTAAAACTAACAGGAATAATTTCATTGTTGTTATTGTTAAAGGTAATACTGGATGAAGTAGATGTAATGCCAATCCCTGTATGTTCTGTTACATATAAAGAAACCACATTATTAATGGCATTATCAGACAAATATAACCCTCTTAAAAATTCACTAGGCTTGGTGACTTGTACATTGTTTTGCTGCGATAGATTCACAACAGGAACCGTATCATTCGTATTAAATGGAATCAGGTAAACACTCAATGGCTGCGGTGTTCCAATCGTTGTTGGAATAATCGACTTTGCTGGAAAAGTAACCCCTATACCGACTGTTGCATCCTGAGCATGAATGGTAGACTTTGCGACAATCACCAACCATTTCCAACCATTGTTAGGCTGAATGTTGTTAATATAAACCGTTTCATATTCAGAACCATAGTTCAAATCTTCAGGAACCGTATTAACCACTGGACTTCCGTCAGAATTCCATAGAGGACAATGTTCCCTTGCAACAAAGGATGGTTTAAAATCCATCTCCCATCTCCAAGTTTGAAGCACATCAATCTCAAAATAAACATTCGTTGTTCCTTTTTGCACGTATTCAATTTCTGTCACAAATCCATAAAATACTTTAGCGTAATCAGCATTTTGAAAACTCATATAATTCACATTCCAAAGCTGGTCTACACTCATATTCATTCGAATATAAGCTCCTTTTCCTTCAGCTCGTTGGAAATTGTACTGGGCAAGTGTTGCCACATGTGTTTGACTTGCAAACCAATTCAATTGGTCTGAGAGGGAATCAAACCACCTCGTATGCTTGTAGTCACTGTTAAAGGGAATACCTGAATATAAAGCTATATTCGTTCCCGACAATGGTACAGTTGCCATATAACCAAATCCTTCCTATTAAATAGGGTAATAAAATAGCTACCCAACAAAGAAGTTAGATAGCTATTAAGTTATTTAATTAAACACCAATCGTAACAATAGCCTGTCCGATAACATCAGTCGTATCAGGACCAGCACCGTCAATATCATTACCAGTTCCAGCACTTGTAGCCGTAACAAGCAATTCACCTGTTTGATTAGCAGCAACAGTCAATACACCATTTGCATCAATAGTCGTTCCTGCTTGTAAAGTAGTCGAACCTGTAGAAGCAGCAACAGCCCAAGTGATCGCATGAGTAGCTGTATCGGTTTGGTGAACGTATGCAGTAAATTCGAATGTTGAACCAGCAGCGATTTCCTGAATAGCAGGAGATACGATAACTTGAGTAACAGCTGGTACAGTACCAGTAACAAAAGCAACCGCATTAGCGAAACGAGAAGCACTCATAATCTGCCAAACGTGATAGAAATAATTCCAGTAAAGACCTTTAGGGTTACGTACTGTTTCCAATTTTTGCAGTTTATCATAAACCATGAAAAACTCTTTATCTACTAAAACAGCTTTTAAGCCCGTCGATGCAAACCCATCGATTACGGTCACATTGCCCAGGAATGTTGTGCGATCCATGTTGAATGCCTTTGCGAGGACATCAACGTCGATCTCGGCTTCAGTATCAGCATCAATAAGTAGGTGCATATCACCCATATCAGAACGCTGGCGAACAGCCAAAGAGTTGAAATCACGAGAACCATTCGGTAATGTCATTTTACGAACAGTAGAACGAACAGCCTTCACAAATGCGGTTGCGCTTGTTGCATCAACAGGAGCAGAAACAGGGATAACTTTAAAGAATCCTTTTGCATAGTAGTTATCAACAATCAATTTCATATATTCATACTCATCGACTTCAGCAGAATTGTAGATGGCATTAATAATAGAAGATAAGAAATTATCAAATGCCTGAGCAGACAAGAAAGCTGTAGAAAGCTGCTCATCACTGATAGATTGAGTGTAAACACCTTGACGGTTTAGGTCATGGAAAAGTGTTTTAACATTTGGAATCGTACGCTTGAACAAAGTAGTTTCAGCATCAGACGGGTTGTATTTTTGCTCTGATGTAATATCAGTGAAGATTTCTTCAATGCTGCGACCTTGAGGAAGTTGTCCTTTTTTGAACTTCTTCAATGGGTTTTCTAAAGATGCTTGTTTGACAACAACTAGACCGATACGGTCAACTAGTGAAGTAACGAAAGCATTTTGGACCGTTTGTGACATTTGCAGTGATTGTCCAAAAGTAGCAATATCCTGGGCTGATGCTAGGTTTTGATATTGTGAGAATGTTGATGGATTTGAATTTATGATAGCGTTGATAATATCATAAGATTCAGAAACTCCTAGATAAGTTTTTACATCTTGAATGGTGATTCTAGACATTTATTCGACTTCCTTCCTATTATATATGTTTTATTTTCCCTCTAAAGCTTCAATAGTAATAGATTTAGAGAATTCCTTTGCTTCATCTTTCTTGGGTTCATCCTTGACAACCCCTGTTTGTCTAAATAATTTAGAATTTGCGATAACTAAATCAGAATTATCTTTTGAAAGTTTTTCTTTTTCATTAGAAAGCACCTCAAAAGATGTTGTGTATTCTGTATAGTTATCTCTTAAAGATTGAAGGATTTCGGTTTTTCTAGCAGCTTCTAACTCAGGAGTAAGCAAATCAGCTAGTAATGCTTCATGTTCTTCTCTATTTAATGGCATAAAATTTCCCTACCTTTCCATTTACTTATATAATAATTGTAACAAAATAATCCATTTTATGATATATTTATCTTGACATTTGAGTAAAAACATGATCTTTTTTGTCGAATTATCAGATAAAAGTAATACAATGTAACCTTTACGAAATCTCTTAAAATATTTGTAAAACTTTTTTAGGAATATAGTAGACAAAAGTAATAATTGATGATAATATTAGAAATGTAGGAAGGACATGGAAAACTTCTAAAAATGGTTCACGAGCAACCCTACTCTCCCTGGTATTCAGTCCAGCTTAATGGGAGTTTCCAATCTTCCTAACATAATAGAAATGAGGGAAATAATTATGGCAAGTAGAAAAATGATGCAACGTGAAGTAACAACCACATTCGTGAGTGTGGCAATGATCGAAGTGGTAGACGGCACACCAAAAATGGTGACTCTACCAGATGAGGAATTCGTTGGTAATGTTTCATTGGAACATGCGCAACGTCAATTGAACAAAAAGTTTGGACAACCTGTAACCATCCTGGAATTGATTGCAGATACAAAAACATATGAAATGCCTTTAGAGGATTTCATCAAGCGCGCAACAGTGAAGGAAGAGCAGCTTTCAATCGAGGAAGCTTAATGAAAGAAACTTTCATTAAAATACTTACAGTAAACAACAATGATGCTTATATCAGAACATCTTCAATTGTTGCTGTTACAAATGATGGTTTTAAAACATCTATTTTTGTAAAAGGTGATTCAGAATCTTTCAAAACATATGAAGATGTTGAAGATGTAATGAATAAAATTTGGTAATTCGGAAGAGCGGAAACCTTCCTTATTATATAGCATGATCTAGTAAATTGAATCCCTTCCCTTTGGGTTAAAAGGAAAGGTTAAGGAGTCCCCGAAGCAACTTAACCAAAACAAAACTAAAACTAATAAAGGTGGAAATTAAAATGACAAACCAAAACGAAGTAGCAAACACACAAGCTCAAGAAACTGAAATCGTAGAATCACACGTGGTAAGAGAAAATGATCAATTCGTAGTTGTGCAAGATGCTGAAGGTAAATTCAAGCGTAAAGCTAAATATTCTCTTTTCTCTTCTTTCAAAGCTGAAAGCAGAGCAGATAAAATCTTTCTTGCTAACTTGCTTGAAGGTGCTGAAGAAAGTGGTAGCGGACTAAAAGAACATGTTGGAAAGCACATTGAAGTGCAAGACATCATCACTCGCCCATATGACAAGATCAATGAAGAAAGTGGAGAATTGGAATACGGTGTTTTGACTTACCTAATCACACCTGATAAAACTGCATACGCTACTTCTTCAAAATCTGTTTACTTTTCCATCACTCGTATCATGGAGCTTTTCGGCAAGCCAGGAGATGAAGATTGGGAAAACATCACTGTTAAAGTTCTAAAGGAAAAAGGAACAAATGGAGATATGATTAAAATTAAGCTTGTAGGTTAATAGGATGTGTCACCATCCTAAGCTGAAGATTTATTGTCGATGTTCTTAAGGAGGAATGGAAATGCCTGCAACAGCTAAAGGTATCTTCCATAATCTTAGGGAAAGTAAATACGTGATTTCAAATTCTGAGATCACGTTTTATTTTTCCTCAAAGTTTTATCTTAATAAGTTTATGGCAGAATACCCCGACCATAGAGAAAAATTTCAGAATAGAATGGAAACTTTACTAAAAGATTCTCCTTTCAATGTTAATACCCTAGCAGATATTAAACTCTATAAAGATATTGAAAAGAGAGGGTTTTTTGTAAAGTTGTTGAATGTGAAGATTACAGAAGACGAATTAAATAAGTACGCTCTAAGATGTATGACGAATAGAGAAACATTGGAGTGGGTGATAACATCCTATGGCAAAAATAAGGATATCAAGCAAAGACAAGAAGGAATACAATAAATTAAAAAATGCGGTTAAATCCAAAGTTAACCGCACCAAGAAAAATTATGGAGTAAACTTGGAAAATGAAGTTGCGATTCCTTCCCTGTCATCATTTACAACACGAAAAGAATTTAACGAATGGAAACAAAAAGCTTCCTCCTTTACAAACCGCAACAATACACGTTATCAATTCCGAAAAAATAAAAATGGTTTAGTTCAGTCAGTAAAACAAATAAATGAATTCAAACGTTTAAACCGATTAGAACGACAACACGCAAAAGAGAAACAAAAGAAAATAGCAAACCTACCGTTTATGCATCAAGGCGAACAAGTAGGAACAGTTGGTCAGCGTTTCGGTATGATGAAAAGACCTAAAAATGTTGGGTTTTCCGTTCCTGCAGAATTCAATTTTGATAACTTCCACTCTTACTATGAGTTAGAACGCAGAAAAGAAATTATGCAGAAAAGAGCTGACCCCAAGCATTTTGATAAACGATTAAACAATTTTGTTGAAAGATATATAGAAGGTTTATCTGAAATGTTTAATAGTGATGCTGACGATGTAATTGATAAAATACGACAAATTCCTGAACATGTTTTTTATGATATGTATCTAAAATACGGTGTATTCCAAACGTTATTCGACCCCTCACCGCAAAAAGGTTATGTGAATGGTCAAGAAGTAGATGAGGGAAATAATTTAAGGCAATTACGGGATTTAGAAAACTATTTAGATAAATATTTAGAAAGTCGTGGAGAAAACGACATTGATTATCTTAGTTCTTTTCCAAATAAATAGGAGGGAGTTGATGGTTGAATCTCTTTCTAAAAGGCGGTGAGGAAATTGGCAAGAAAGAAATTTTCTTGTGACTTTGAAACAACTACAACAACAGAAGATTGTCGGGTGTGGGCATATGGTTACATGGAGATAGGAAATAAGTCAAACTTCAAAATAGGAAATAGCATGGATGAATTCATGTTGTGGGTTGAGAAGTCGCAAGCTGATTTATATTTCCATAACTTACGATTTTGACGGTGAATTTATTGTAAACTGGCTTTTAAAGAACGGATTTACCTGGGATAAATCAGGGGAACCCATGACTTTCTTTACCATCATTTCCAACATGGGTCAATGGTACATGATTGATATATGCTATGCACGAAAAGGGAAAAAGAAAATACATACAGTCATTTACGACAGTTTGAAGAAAATTCCTTTTCCTGTTAAAAAGATTGCAAAAGACTTCCACCTGGAAATACGAAAAGGTGAGATTGATTACGATGCACCACGACCGCCAGGACATGAAATAACAGAAGAAGAATATGCATACATCAAAAATGATATTGAAATCATAGCAGATGCCTTAACCATTCAATTTGATCAAGGTATGAAGAAAATGACGGCAGGTTCAGACAGCTTGTCAGGGTTTAAATCATCCATATCGAAACAACAATTTGAACGATTATTCCCAGTTTTTACGGAAGAATATGACCTTAATTTCCGTTATGCCTATCGTGGTGGATTTACCTGGGTGAATGATAAATTCAAAGGAAAAGCACTTGGAGAGGGTTTAGTATTTGATGTAAACAGCTTGTACCCTTCCGTTATGTATATTCATCCTCTACCAATTGGTGTACCTATACCATTTGATGGAGAATACAAACAGGATGAAGATTACCCCTTATACATTCAACATATGAAATGCGAATTTGAATTAAAAGAAAATAGAATTCCTACAATCCAAATAAAGAAAAACCTACTCTTTAAAGAAAACGAATATTTAAAAAATAGTGATGGTGAAATAGTAGATTTATATGTAACCAACATTGATTTAGAACATATCAAAGAACATTATTATTTATATAATGTAGAATATCTTGGTGGATGGAAGTTTCAAAAGAAAACAGGAGTTTTTAAAAACTTTATTGACAAATGGATGTATGTAAAAGTAAATGAAAAAGGCGCAAAGAAAGCTTTAGCAAAATTACAACTTAACTCACTTTATGGAAAATTTGCAAGCAACCCAAACATAACAGGAAAAGTACCCTATTTAAAAGAGGATGGTTCACTAGGTTTCAAAACAGGTGATCACGAAACAAAAGACCCAGTTTATACACCAATGGGAGTGTTTATTACTTCATGGGCAAGGTGGACAACCATCACAACAGCTCAAAAGTGTTATGACAGAATTATATACTGTGATACCGATTCAATCCATTTGGTAGGAACAGAAATACCTGAAGCCATAAAAGATGTGGTTGACCCCGACAAACTAGGGTATTGGAAGCATGAAAGTACTTTTAAACGTGCTAAATTCATACGTCAGAAAACGTATGTTGAGGACATATACGGGAAAATGGTTTGGAATGAAGAAGATCAGAAAATGAAGTTTAAAGAGTGTGAACCTGAAGAAGCAACATGTACAGAATTGAATGTCAAATGTGCTGGAATGCCAGACAAAATTAAACAGTATGTCACCTTTGATAATTTTGAAATCGGGTTCAAAAGTTTCGGCAAGCTGCTTCCTAAACATGTGGATGGTGGAGTGGTTTTGGTAGATACAGAGTTTACAATTAAATAAAGAAGGTGTTTTAGTTGGCACATAAACGCTGGGAAAAGGAGGAATTTATTCCTCTTTACAAACAATTTAAAAGTGAAGGGTTAACAGATCGGGATATAGCGAAAAAATTATTTATTGGTAAATCCACTCTTACTCATTACAAAAAAGAATGTGGTTTACCGATGGTAGCAAATAAAGACAAAAAAATGTTAACCAACAAAAACGGCTTAACCAAAGAATTATTGGAAGAAGCGAAAAAGATTGGATTAACTTCTAGTTTGATTAATGCCAGGTTGAGCAATTGTTATTGGACTTTGGAGGAGGCTACCACAATTCCACCATTAAAAAGAGGGAAGAAATTAAATAGAGATCGATTTTACGATGCGGAGGGAATTGAAGGATGATGGAAATATATAGTTTAGCCAATGTTATGAAAGAAAATGAAGAATTAAAACTTAAAATTGCTAGTTTAATTCAAGAAAACAGAG